ATCCAGTAGTAGCGGGCCGTCCCTGCCACCAGATTCTCACGGAAGAAAGTCCTCTGATCCTGCCCAACAAAGAAGGACGGGGAAGCTGGAAGGGTGGATGTGGCACTCTCGTAAATCCACGTCTTTAGCGGAGGAGTGTTCTGCGTCCACAGCCAGCTAAGCTGGATGGATTCCACGACAGAGCTGAAGGACAGGCTCGTAGGATCATTATGCGTAATCCCATCGTCAGGAGCATACCCATCCGAATTGATGGCCTCGTTCCAAATGGCCTCCTCAACCAGCTTGTTGAGACGGATGGCCGTAGCCTTGCGGCTAGCCCAGTCCTCGTTCCGATCAGTGAACGTATAGCCTGACTTGATGATGCCCATTATTCAGCAGAGACGGTTCCACCATTCTGAAGCGCACCCGTAATCTTAACAGCCCTCACCTTGGGTCGTCCGCGTGTGGGAGTCACCGTAAGCTGTGCCCCATATCCACGCTTGTTGCCAATTCTGCCGCGAAGCGACAGGTCCTCCGCTGAGGGTACATAATTGCCGTACACGGAGTAGATGTCGCTCAGGTCAACGGTGGAGTCTGGGTTCTCCATCTCCATCGAAAGATCGGCGTTGGACTCGACATTGATGGCGCTCTCCAGATGAAGTTCGTATGAGTTGAACCTCTTACGGTCCATCGTGGAATAGGTGTACTGACGGGTGGTCAGGATGGAATCGATGTCCAGCGTAGTGACTGTGGCGGGAGAAGACAGCGACAGGCACACCGTGTCGTAATAATCATTATCCCTACTTCCCACCTCATCAATCATGTGTATGCCGCCCTCCTTGCTCACCGTGTGCAGGCGGTTGGTCGTACCAGCCCCAGAACGCACAAACCCGATGATGTTCCAGTTGGCGCTGTCGATGAGGTCGATGGACTCCCAACCTTGATTGAGGAAGTTGTACACCAACACCGCATTGTTCACCGTCGAACCGTCCAACGGAACGGCTAGGTAGTAGCGGTTGTCGTGATAGATGCCTACGGCCCCAGACGCATAAGACCTGTTAATGCGTCCTACAAGAGGATTGATTGGCTCGGACAGGGGCACGGAAGCCCCGCGCAGGTTGTAAAGCTCATCGAAGTTGATGGCATACACACCATTGTCCGACAGGAACATGATCTGGTTACCCACCTGAACGATGGACTTCCTAGCCACGCATCCCACCTCACGGGTGATTTCCTGCACCGAGGTGTTGCCTAGGTCAGCCCCAACTCCCCTGATCAGATGGATGGAGTTACGGGCAAACACGACCAGATTGTCCTCCGCGAAGGGTTGGAGCCCAACGATGAAGTCCGCGCTTCCTGAAGCAATCTTGAACTGATTCTGAATCTGATCGTAAGTATCCTCGTCCAGAATGTCAGAAGCAATGAGTTCGTCTTTGACGTTGCGATTGGTGATGATCGGGGTTCCTGATGTCCCCGTCATCGTGTAGTTGAATGGCATCCACAGCCTGCGCTGGTGATAAATGGCCCAAGGCGGGGCAGGCATATGGCTAAAGCCAAGCCCAACAGACTGTCTCTTGCCTACGGCAATGGTGGCGTTCGTTATGTCCGCCGCATCCGCCCTGAAGGAGAAGGTGGTGTCCGTGATTTCATACACCCGATACTCCGTCAGGGGGTTTAGATCGGTGAGGCCCTTGTCGCTCACCATCACCAAATCACCCACCTCAATGACGTGCCCAGCAGCCGTCACCGTGACAACGCCAGAAACAATGTCCGTATTTCCGCTGTCGTCATAAACCAAGGGCTGGGTGTAGGCTCCGCGCTGCACAAGCACGAATTCGCTGGTCACAGAGGCTGAACCCACTCCCCAGCCTGTCTCGTTGGAACCGTTATTGTCGTAGAAAATCTCGGTTTCAGTCACCTTCTTGACGGTGAATGTGCCGTTGGGATTGGTTCCAGTGTAGCCAGTAATCCCAGCCACGGTAATTGTGGCCCCTTTTTCGACATGATGGTGGCTAACCAATGTAATCTTAGCCTCATTGCCCTGTCTACGGGCAGAGGCTATGGCAGGCACAAAGCCATGCCATTCAAAAGCCACCTTCCCATCCCTGAACAAAAGAAGATTCTCAAATGCCTGTAGGAGGGTGCAATCAGCCTCCACGGTTTGCCCAGCGGGATAGTTGATCGTCGTGGAAGACAGGGTCGCCGTGTTTACCAACCTCACCGAGCTAGTGGTAGCTAGGGCGATGTATTCCGTGCTGGCCGTATTAGGGTCGGAATAAAGGCAGGTGCCGTAAATCGCAGCCACCGCCGCATCGTTGATGCTGGGCGGGGAGGAATCGTTCAGATTAAAAGGAATGACCAGAGCAGAGCCAGAATTGGCAATGTTGCCAAAGACGTTCCTATAGCCCTTGCGGGTCTGCCAAGCCCCATCCACATCCATTCTGCCGTTCTGGCTGACGGCCACCTCACCCGGCTTCAACTGGTCTGGGCGCAGCCTCTGATTGAGACGGACAAAGGCCGTATCTCCATCATCAACAAGCTGACTATCCAGCCTTCCGTATGAGGCGTATCTTGGCATACGCCCATTCTACCACCAACTACTTCACGTTCTTACGAGCGAAGTGGGTGCCTTTGATGGTGCCCTTGTTCTGGGCCGCGTAAAACACTTCCTTGCCCTTCTTGGGGCCATACTCGGCCTTCATCGCGGCCATAATCTTCTTACCCTTTTTCGTGAGGGGCATCTTATTTACAGGACTTGCGATGGCAACAGCCATTGCCCTTCATGCCCTTCTCAGAGCCGTATTCCATCATGCGCTCACGCTTGCTCTCGGACTTTTCGTGCCGCGCCATCTGCTTCTTGGACTTGTAACGCTCGCCTGATTTGCTCATGGCTTATTTTAGCATCCCCATGCGCGTCTGGACCACCAATTGGCACTAAGCTTGTTGCCAGTGCCCTTGATGCCCCCAGAACGGGCGCAGTAGGACTTCTTACGCTCAGGAGAAGACTTTTTAATGGTCATGTTGGCATCGCCAAAACGAATGACCTTGGACTGTCCGTTCTGACAGGCGCGAACCACCGACTTCTTGCCCCCTTGGACATCACGGCGGGGCTTATTGCAGGGGAGGTCTCGGGGATTCATCGATGCTTACGGCGATAACGGACGACAATGGAATAGACACCAGCGGCAATGGCTAGAAGGGAGGCTGTAATCCGCAGAGCCCAATCAAGCTGTTCTTGCCACGCGGCAATGGAGCTTGAGGCACTCACCATCGCAAGAACATCACTACCTACCTGCCGTGCGCTATGGGCATTCATTTGACACCCCTCACTGCCATCTTCTGCTCGGTACGAACCCCGAACCAATAGCCAACTGAGATGGAGAACATCCCAAAGGTGGAGGTGATGATGAAGCTCATAAGCTCTGGATTGCTATCACGATACCACACCGCGAGTGCCAAAGAGCTAATCCAAAGGGCCAAGGTGAGCCCCGGCCTGAAAAGGGTCATTATGTCGGCTACGAGGTTGGAGGCGGGCTTGAGCCCAGCCTGAGCCTTAATGGCCTCCGTGAACGACTCAGCGTTCTTCTCCTCCGTAGTCTGCCGTAACGCTATATCCGCCTTCTGTAAGTCAATCTGGGAGGCCAGCTTAAGCTCCTCCATCCTCATCTGATGCTTGTCCTTGGCCTCCTTCATGGACAGCCATTTCTGGAAAATAGCACCCCCTAGGCCGAGAATACCCCCAATGGGGCCAGCTAAGAGGGTGCTAAGGTCCATGTCTAAAATGCCCAGAAAGGGCGTTTCCTTTGAGTTTAAGACGATTTGTCGTCTTCCGATGAGGCGGGTACGGCCTTGAGCTTCAGGGCTTCCAGAAGCTGTTCTGCGCACTTCTTAACCAACTCATGGTCGGCAGCGTTAAGGGGCGCAAGACGCGCCGCGTTGTACAGGGCATTGAGGGCTTGGTTATGGTCCATAACGCTAAATTGGATAAATTCCCTATAAATGTCTAGTTGGTTTTAAGCCTGTAGCCTACCACAGCCGTTCCTAGATAGTTATCCTTTGTCACCCGAGACCAGCTCTCTGACAATCGTGAACTGTCCCCAGACATTAGCCAACCATGCTTGTCCTTGAGCGCGGCCCTATGGATGATGGGCTTGTCGTGATAGGTGGCTGAATAGACCAAGATGTCCCCCACCTTCACCTCGTCAAATCTCCCCACCGTAACGACATATTCCCCGCCCTGAAGGAGGGGCTTCATGGAGCCTGTGTAGCCCACAGCCCACACTTTACCTCCTAGCTTGTTTGCCGCCTCTTGAGCCTCCCAAGAGGGTCGGGCAGACTCATAAACGGGGAAGTCGTTCCTAACGGGCTTCCACCCGGCAAACAAAAGCCACCCCGCGCCTATCAGGCAAACGTAGGTGGCTAGGCAGAACGGAAACTTGGTGAACGCAGCTTTTAGCTGCTCACGCACGGGTCAGACCGAGATTGGTGGCGATGCAGTCAAGCTGGTACGGCTCGTCCTCGGTGATCGGGCCAGCCGCCCAGTTGTCCCATTGCTCCTCGGTC